ATGCTCGGCATCTCCAAGAGGACTGTGCATCAGCGAATCGGCGCAGGCCGCATCGCTCCCATCCAGAAGATGCCCGGCCGTACCGGCCAATACCTGTTTGATCGCGCGTACATCGAACAGCTTGCCAACGAGGAGCGACGCTCCGCGCTCGCGGCCGCGCCTTCCGCTCCCGAGGATTACGCGATCCAGGACGAGCGCACGGGCACCGTCATCCTCCACGCCTTCCACGGCTCCATCGACGGCGGTGATGCAGCGTGATGCACGGAGAAGCAGAGGCTCGCAAGGCTGCCGAGGAGGCTCGTCAGGCTGTCATCAAGGCCTGCGCGGACCTGCGTGAACAGATGCGGCCCAGCAAGGTTTTGCCTGTGGACCGTGACCATGAGGTGTACGCGGAGAGTCGTCTCCTTGAGGCGGCTGCGGCGCTGCAGGAGACGGCGTTCGTCCTCGGGTCGCCTCATATTAGGTGCTGGTTCGATGAGGGGCTTCTTGCGCGCGCGCAGGGCGACGTGCTGCAGATTCAGGTGCAGATGCTGGCGAAGCTGCAGCGTCTGAACACACGCGCGCTTGAAGACCTACATGCGCGGCAGGGGCACGGCGAAGGGGGTGACGCGGCGTGACTTGGTTACGAGTCCCAGATCTGTCGGCGGAGATCCTGGAAGTGCTGCAGAAGCCGCGTCGATCAGGTGGGGTCTGTGAGGTTCCCGTCGGCGTCCAGGGTGATTCCTCCGTGCGTGCGCACGTGATCGTCGACGGAGGCCGTCAGGGTAGTTATGTCGTCAGTGTTGGCGGCGGGGTGGACCCAGTTCATGCGTGTATGCGCAGGGATCACGATTTTCTCGGGAGACTGTTTGCCCTGTGGTGTCAGGACTACATCAGTGATGAACAGGTCCTGACCTTGCTCAAGTCGTGGGGTGAAAGCGGCTTCTATAGCCGGGCCAAGGAGGGGGTTCTTCGTCGTCCAGCGAAGCGTTGTGCCGTCGGGGAATCTGATGTCGACGTAGCTGCTGGCCCGTGCTGTTTCGCGGGAGGCCAGCGTGATGGCGCTGATCTTGTCGAGGACCTTCATGGGGTCGATCCGGTCTTCCGTCTCGGTGTCTTCCCTCTCCTGGCGCGCCTTGTCCAGGGCGTCGGCGTCGATGAGGTGCGTGAGTGTCTCCTCGACAAGGGCGAGTTCGTTCGACAGGGCAACCATGAAATTGATGGCCTCCCCGTTGAAATCAAGCTCGTCATCTCCGCTGCGGGCGGAGATGAGGCGTCCGATGGCTTCGAGAGTTCTCCTTCGTCCTGCTTGCGCGGTCGCGAGTGCGCGTGCTGCGGCGGACATGGTTGTCATTCTTCCTCCTCGGTGAGGCGTGGGTGCCGCACGATTCCGTGCGGCGTGTGTGGTGCTCCCAACCTTACCGAGGGGGAGCCTCCTTCGGGTCGGATTTCGTGTGATGAGGAGCTCGTGAATCGGCATCCCATCGATATAGAAATGCGACTAAAGCGCACTCTTGACGGCGCTGAGGGAGGCCGTGGCCTGCCGGGGGGCCAGTGCTCATACCCCGGCAGGCCACACCGTTCAGGTGTCGAGGTACAGGTTTCTGCGTCGCCGCGAGGATGGTTCGGCGCGCGATTAGAGCTCCGTGGGGCCGGGGAGTGTTGGTGGGTTGCGAGTCTCCGCCCGGCCCCACGGTTACACCAGTTGTAAAAAAATGCCCCGGCCGATGGAGGTCGGCCGGGGCAAGTCCCAAGAAAGGACTGTCAAGCATGAGTCAGATTACCACGACCGAGACGGTCGTGTTGAACGCCCCAGTGTTGGAGGCACTGCGCCGCCTCGACGCGGTCATGAAGGTCCGGTCGCGCCAGACGGCTGCGCAGAAGCGGATTGCGCTCGCGCGGTCTCGCGCGCGGGCGGCATTGCAGGCGAAGGAGGAGAAGTGAGCTCGTTGAATGTCGCCCGGGTGCTGGTGGCGCTGGCGCTGGTGGTGCTGGCATGGTGGCTTGGCTCAGTTATCGAGGGGTGGGGGGCGGCTACGGCCGCGATCCTCCCCCCGACGGCGCTCGCCGAGCGCCTGGTCTACGTCGCGTGGAAGGAGCGCTGGGCATGAGGTCCGTCGAGATGATCGTCGAGTTCCCTATCGAGGACGCGAATTTGCCGATGCCGCACCTGCTGGGGCTCGCTAACGCAGCGTTTGTCGAGGAGGTCGAGCGTCAGGGGCTGCTTTTGATGTCGCCTCCGAGCCCGTCCGTGATGCACGTGCGCCGCGTCGTCGAGGTGCGTGCGGCCGTCCTGGAGAAGCCGGATTGGGCACCGCCGACGCCGTCGGCACCAACGTTCGAGTGCCCGAACTGCGGCACCACGATATTCGCTGCAGGGCAGCCAGAGCAGGAAGAGGCAGAGAAGTGACCGGCATGGACATGGTTATGGCAGCGGTCCTTGTGATCGCGCTGCTGGGGCTGATCACGCTTTCCCTGTGGCATGACTGGCACACGGAGACGCGCGAGTTCCGCGAGATGCATCGCCGCCTGCTGCAGATGCAGGAAGACCGTCAGAAGGGTGAGACAAATGACTGAGACTATCGTGATTGCTGCTGATGATGTGCAGGCTCGCACTGTCGCGGAGACGATGCTCGGCCTTGTCGGCGACGATGGCCATGTTGAGGTCGCGCAGGCTGAGCTGGCTCGCCTGACTGATCTGTCCGCGCGGACGTTGCGCCGCGTGCTTGATCGCCTGCGTGAGGCGCGATGGATTAGTGTCGTGCGTGAGGCCACGCCAAACGCGCCGGCGCGTTATGACCTCTCGGACCTGCTGGCTGTGGCTCAGTCGGTGGGCTTGCAGCCGCACCGCGAGGAACCTGCGGCCGTGCCCTCGACGGGTACTGGCGTGTTATCGGCTGAGGTTGCGACGGACCCGATTGGGGCTGTCAAGCCTGGCCAGCGGTGGCTGGTCGACCCGAGGCTTCTGCAGGCCGGTTCGAACATCCGCACTGCCTTTCGTGTCGGCCCGGAGTTCGTGGAGACGATCGCCGGACTCGGTGTTCTCAAAGACATCGACGTGTACCCGACCTTGACGGGTCTGGTGGTTCTCGATGGACATCGTCGTCACCATGCGGCCATCGAGGCGGGCTTGGAGACGGTGCCGGTACGGATTGTCGACGTGGCGGGCGAGGCCGAGCGTATCGGCCTGCAGCTCACCGAGAATGACGAGCATGCGCACACGTCGGCCGTGGATCGCGCCCGCGCCATTAACCAGCTGGTCCTGATGGGCATGCCGGCCTCCGAGCTGCGCAAGCGCGGCGTGCGGGCCAGTGAGGCGACGATGGCCCGCCGCGTCGCTAACGCCTCGCAGGAGGTCACGGGCCTGGGGGAGGCGGCGAATCTCGGCCTCGATGATCTAGCGAAGGTCGCTCAGGCGGAGGCTGAGCTGCCCGAGGACATCGCGAGCGCGGTCGTCGAGGAGATTCGCGAGGACCCCGGCAAGATCGATCATTTCCTCAAGCGCGCCAGCGACGAGGCGCGCCGCCGTCGAGTGTACGAGGATGCGGTCCTCGAGCTGCGCCAGCAGGGTATCCAGGTCATTACAGCTGACGATTTCTATGACGGTTTCCCGAAGACCAACCAGTACCTGTGGAACTTGGTCGACGAATACGACAACACGGTTGAGCCGCATGAGAGCTGTCCCGGCCACGCGGCGTATGTCTCGGTGGGCGGCTCGGGTGAGGACACGAGTGTGTTCACGCGCTTCGTGTGCATGGACTACTCCTCTCATGGGCACTTCACCCGTGAGGACAGGGCAAGGACAATGCAGGAAGCCGATCGCGCTGCGACTGTCGCGGCGAACCGTCAGGCAGCTCAAGAGGGAGAAGTGCGCCGTACGTGGATTCGGGACGTGCTCTTCAAGCGTGCGCTGCCGAAGGACGCGGCGCTCCTGGAGATGCCTGTCATCTACCACAACTCCCAGGTGTCCGACCTATCGCAGGGCAAGGGCCGCGCGTTGATCGGCTTCGATGAACTGAGCAACGGGGTCACCAAGTCTGCAACGCAGGCGGCTAAGGCCCGCCTCGCCTGGTGCATGGGCGTCCTCGAGGGCGGCATGGGCCGCGACTACTGGCGCACACCCATGTACGAGCGATTTGCGTCCCTCATACAGCTCTATCTGCGGTCGCTGGAGAGGTGGGGATACACCCTTGGTGAGGGTGAGGAGGCGTTCTGCGAGAAGGTCGAGGCGGCCCCCAAGGTCGTCGCGTGGGGGCTGCCTGGTGGGGAGGCGCTCCGATGACCAACGAAGCATCGACGATGGTGGTCGTGGCTCGGGCGGCCTTGGAGGGGGCGCTTCGTGCAGCCTTGCCGCACGTGGCGCGCCGGATTCCCGAGGATGCCCCGGACAATGGCGCGGGCCTGATGCGCCTGGCCGTCGTCCAGGACTGCGTGATGGCGCTCGCGGCCGCGCTTGATCGCAAGCGCGCGATCGCTGTGCGGTTCAGCATCTACGACGGCGACGGTGGCGGGGAGGACGTGCCCTCGGTGTGGCTGCGTCGCTCCGCGGTTGAGTCGTTGGCGACTTTCCTCGCCGGGTCTCCCGTTGAGCGGGTGAGCCTCCTCCTCGATGAGAGGGAGGGCGTCACTGTCCAGGAGACGGGCGTCTTGTATGGGCCTCAGATGGCGCGTGTCGCGCCGGCGGCTGAGCCGATGGATGAGGACCGCGTCGACGCAGCGCGACTCCTGCTCGATGGAGCGCATGGAGTCCTCTATCAGGATGCGGCCGTGGAGATGGAGCCTGCTGTCGTGCGCACGTTCGCGGCGTCGGCTGCGGCCTGGCAGATTCCTCTGCGGGTCCGTGTCGGGGACGGATTTGGGCGGTCGTCGTTCATCTGGGGCAGCGATGCGTGTCTCGGGTGGTCCGCTGGGTCCGTGCTGTTTCAGGCTCCTACGACGGGTGAGCTCCTGTACGACGGCCCGTCGATCCACTACCTGGAGGCGGCGCTGCTGCCACCTGTCCCGGCGGGGAGCGTTGGTGAGCCAGCGGGTCTTCGCGTCTACGAGGGAGGGGAAGGGCTGTGACTGAAGAGGATCTCAACGAGATCGAGTGCGCGAATCAGGTCCGTGCCCTCGAGCGTGAAGTCACCCGCCTCTGCGCCCACGTGGTCAACTCGGCGGCTGGTCTGATTGACGCTGGCGTCGCGATCGCCGAAATGTACGGCGAGACCGACGAACAACGTGCGCACATTCGCAGCACTATCGGTGCCGCCGTCGATGCGCTCGTTGACGGCCTCTATCCGCAGGCAGGAGAAGAACGCGATGAATGATTCGCCCATCGCTCCCCTGTGGGAGATCGGGCCGTTCGATCTTCCGCAGGCGGACATGCTTTCCCTCAACGGCCGCGCCGACCGGCGCACGCTGTCCCCGCGGATTCGGACCCTGCGCATGCAGGCCCGCGTGATGGCGCGCGCGGCCCGCTGCCCCAGCCTCGAGCGGGCACGTCTCGTCGCGTGGGTGCGTTTCCCAGACGGCCGCCGCCGCGACCTTCACAACTACATGCCCACCCTCAAGGCCCTTGTGGACGGGCTGGTGGACGCCGGACTGCTCCCGGACGACGACTCGCGGCACCTGCAGGGACCGGACATGCGCATCGATCCCCGTCACGCGGGCAAGCGCATGGGGATCCCCATGTGCTCGATCCGCTTCGTCGTCATGCCCTACGAAGAAAACCAGGAGGCCCAGAGATGAGCGGAGAAACGCTGATCACCATCGTCGGTAACCTGACCGCTGATCCTGAGCTGCGGTGGACGCAGTCCGGCGTGGCGGTCGCTGACTTCACGGTGGCCTCCACCCCGCGAGCCTACGACCGCAACGCCGGCGAATGGCGCGACGGCGACACCCTCTTCATGCGCTGCTCCGTGTGGCGCGAGACCGCAGAGAATGTCGCCGAGTCGCTGCGCAAGGGCATGCGAGTCATCGTTCAGGGTCGCCTCACCCAGCGCTCGTACGAGACCCAGCAGGGTGAACGTCGCACGGTCGTTGAGATGCAGGTCGACGAGGTCGGCCCCTCCCTGCGCCGCGCACGCGCACAGGTCACCAGACACCCCGCAGCCGATGGCGGGGCAGGATACCCGCCCCCGCCTCCACCTGCGTCCACCCAGCCCACACAACAGGCACCGCAGGCACCGCAGGCACCGCAGCAGCCCGCCCCGGAGGACCCCTGGGCGCGCCAGGGATCCCAGCCGGCAGCGGGCTACACCGCGTGGGAACCTCCGTTCTGATGTGCGCCGTCGACGTGCGAAAAGGTTGGGGCGTCACCCTTGATGAACCCGACGAGAACCCACGGCGCTGCCCCCAATGCGAGACACCGATACTCCCGGGCCGCGCGCTGTGTCACCCGTGCTATGTCCGGGCCGAGCAACAACGCCGCGCCTGGACCGAACGAGCCTGGATGACCAGAAACCACCCGAACTACAGGCCCCGCAGTCTGTTCCCCGAAGACTACGACCAAGAGGAGGTGACCAGATGACCGGCGACGACTGGGCGCCCCGCATGTGCGACTCATGCGGCGGCGCAATCAATCCCATCACCGGCGAATGCCGATGCTCTGACTAGAAAGCGACACACATGTTCTTCCAACTCGGCGACGAGCTCCGGGGAAACCCAAAGATCCAACGCCTCGCCCGCCGCGCCATGACCGGGGACCTCAGCGGCCTCGCCGCACTCGGCATGTGGGCGCTCGCGGGGACGGCCTGCCAGCAGGCACTGACTGATGGAGTGATCGCGGTCGAGACGCTTGTCTCGGACACACTCAATCTTGAAGTGGCAACGCAGCTGGCGGGGATGCTCGTCGACGAGGGTCTCTGGCATGCGCCGGGACACTCTTGCGAACGCTGCGTGCAGCCACCGCAGGGATCGTTCATCTTCCATGACTGGTTCGACCTTCGCTACGACCGTGGCGAAGACGTGCGAGTCACGCGGGGGAAGCGCGCCGAACTGAAAAACAGGAAGATCACAGACGCTGTGTGGCTGCGCGATCGCGTCGGCGGTGTCGAGCGCGGCGGCAACATGACCGCGCCGTGCCGATACTGCGGGACGAAGGTGCAGCGCAAGGACCGCAGCACGTGGCAGTACGACCACGTGGAGCCGACCAAGTACATTGGTGCGGCGAACATCGTGATCGCATGCACGGACTGCAACAAGCAGAAGCAGCAGCGCACGCCTGCCGAGGCGGGCATGGTGCTTCACCGCCCTGGGTGGATGCCCGGACAGGCGGACTGGTCAGCGCCTCCAAAGAGCGCTGAGCGGCACACGGTCGAGGACACGCCGCGTCGCGGCGGAGCTGTCATGGTCGAAGCCGGGAGGGACGCGAATCCCGTCGAGGGGACGCCCTCGGGTCAGGTCGAATCCTCCCTCCCTCGGAATCCCAACAGCACCGCCGCCGGCGCAGACGTTGATCTCCCGGACGCTCACGCGCTCGACTGGGGGCAGGCAGCAGGCGAGGGAGGCGAGGATCCCGTCGAGGCTAACGCCTCGGGTCAGGTCGAACCCGCCCCCAGCCTGCGCCGCGCAAACCCACTCCGACCTGCGACGGCACCTGCGGCAGCCGCAGCGGCAGCCGCGACGGCAACAAATCCTGCCGCGACGGCAGCCGCAGCGCAGGAAAATCTTGCCGCGACGGCAGCAAAGCGGGTGTCCACGCGCGCACGCGCGTGTCAGGGCAGGGAGGGGCAGGGCAGGGACCCAGATAGGGAAGGGCCAGGCCGGGAGTCTGGCGGGGCCGGGCAGGGCGAGCCTGCCTCACCTCGCAGGCGCAGGCCGCGGCGCAAACGTCAGGTGAGAGATCCTGGCGCTTCCCCTGACGGGACCCCGCCCATGCCCCAGCCCCCACCTGAGTCACCCGGTATGGCTGGTCCTGCGCCCACTCCGCAGGTGGGTGGGCAGTGGGGGTCGCCCTGGTACCAGTGGCGAGGTCGTCCCCCGGTGGACGATGACGCCGTGTGCCCGATCCACGGGGCCGACGTGCCCTGCCGTTTCTGCCTTGAGGGGGAGCCATGCTGAATCGCGTGTGCTCATCCGGGTGCGCCACGCCTGGTGAGCATCTTCCTGACTGCCAGGATGACTCATGCAGGGGCTGCGCACCAAGTCCGGCATACGTCGGAGTCTTGTGTGCGAGGTGCTGGGGGCGGCTCCAAGCCGTCGTGCGTACGATGCCGGCACTCGTCGACGAGCTGATGAGCGGGGACGACGCGCCCTCGGCGGTCTCATCGTCCGGAGGTGGTCGCCCGCCTGGCTCGTCCTCGCTGTACCCGCAGCAGCGGGCAGCTGCCGATGAGCTCGCGGCGGCGCTGGCCTCGTGGTGTATCCAGGCAGGCGAGCATATCGGGGTGGAGGCTCCTCGGCCGCCGGGCCTATGGTGGTCTGCGCCTGGTCGCAAGATCGATGCGGCGACGGGAGAGGCGTACCTCGTGGAGGCAGAGCCGGTTGGCATCCGTGACCCGCAAGCGCTGGCTGAGCTTGTCCGCTGGATTGATCCGCTGCTCGACCGTGTCGCGGCCGCGCCGTGGGCACCCGAGATGCTTGCTGACCTGGCCAGGCTCGACGCCGGCGCTCGCGCGAGGTGGGCAGTCGAGGAGCCGGAGCGGCGCGTGCAGGACATCGCGTGCCCGTCTTGCAACGCGTACTCGCTGGTCGTCCAGCCGGTGCGCGTGGTGGGAGGCCAGGAGCAGGTCACATGCTCGCGCCTGTCGTGTGGGCGTGTCCTGTCCTCGGAGGACTGGGCGCGCCTGCGCGCATGGACTCTGCTGGTCGCCCGCATGGACGCCGACGGTGGGGAGTCGGAGTGATCGTCGCGGGGGAATGGTGGGAGCGTCAGCGCGATGCGTCGTCGGTGGTGCCCGGCTTGCCTGCGGCGACGGTGCGCGCGTGGACTGCCTCGGGCCGGGTGCGGTCGGTGAGGGTGGGCGGCGCGGTATGGGTGTCGATGTCGGACGTGCTTGCCGCCGACGCCCAGTCGAGGCACCGCCGCAGGCCGCGCCGTGCCGCCGCGCCACCGGGTGCTTGACAATCGTGCCGGGCGCTTATAACATTTCTGCCAACGGCATTACTGTCTCGTCAAGCCCCGGAGCACTCGTTTGTTCCGGGGCTTTCGTGTGCTCGCGCTAGGGGACGGGGGTGGGATCGTGGCCAGGGTGAACACGAGGCGGATGCGGCAGCTGCGTCGGGACTTCTTTGAGGAGGGCCGCCGCCTTGACGCCGACGCGCGGACGCGGGACCAGTCAGCGTGCTGGCTGTGCGGACAGCGCATCGACTATGACGCGGCACCAGGCACGACGGACGACTCGCACGAGCTCGACCATGTCGTGCCAGTCTCCGCAGCGCCAGACATGCAGGAGGAGCCAAGCAACTTCAGGCATGCGCACCGCCGGTGCAACTCGGCGCGCAGTAACAGCGTGCCAATCGGGGCGCTTGCGAACAGGCCGCGACCCTGGTGGTGACAACAGGTGTTCGTTGTGGACTGCAAGACGACTTGGATTGAATGCCGGAGAAAAATTGAAAAAATTCAACTACCCGGCCCACCTCCCGCGCGCCCTTTTCCTCTCTCCCCGGCATTTTTAGGCCCCCCTATCGTTGGAAAATGGGGGAAACGCGGCGAAAATGGGACGGTATGCGGTGCATGATCGGAAAAGGATCCGGGAATTGCATCGCAGTGGTGTGCGGCCGGTCGATATCGCGCGATTGGTGGGGTGCTCGCGCTCGTCTGTGTATCGGGCGCTCGACGTTGATGCGGCGCTGAGGTATGAGCGCTCGCCGAAGTATGCGGAGGCGATCGAGCGGGTTCGGCGCCTCGTGTTTGCGTATCCGCTGATGAGCGGTCCGGCGCTCGCACTCCAGGCGGCCTGGCCGGGGTCGCTGCGTCAGCTGCAAGCCGTCGTCCATCCGATGCGGTGGCCAGCCCAGCAGGCTGCTGAGGGCATCTTGGTGCGGCCGTCCAACATTCCCAGGGAGTAGGAGCACATGCGCATACCTGAAACACTCGCGTCGATGGCGGTTTCCGTCTCGGAGCTGCGGCCGTACCAGGGGAATCCTCGGCGTGGGGACATCGAGGCCATCAAGGAGTCCCTCGAAACGAATGGCCAGTACCGTCCCGTTGTCGCCAATCGGCGCACGGGGGAGGTGCTCGCGGGAAATCACACGCTGCAGGCCGCGAAGGCACTGGGGTGGCCCGAGATTGCGGTGACCTGGGTGGATGTTGATGAGGAGCAGGCGGCGCGCATCGTCCTGGTGGACAACAGGACAAACGACCTCGCTGGATACGACGAGGCGGCGCTCGCGGACTTGCTGAGTGGCCTGCCTGATCTGGCGGGCACGGGCTACGACCAGGCGGCGCTCGCGGACCTGCTGGTCGATGAACTGCCGTCGTTCACGGATCAGGATGAGCCGGGGGCTCTGCCTGAGCGTGATCCAATCTGCCGGGTCGGTGATGTGTGGGACCTGGGGGAGTCCATGCTTCTGGTAGGGGATGCGACAGACACGGTGAGTGTTGCCGATATGCTCGATGGGGAGCGGGCGGACTGTGTGTGGACGGATCCCCCGTACGGAGTGAACTATGTGGGGAAGACCAAGGATGCGTTGACGATCCAGAACGACTCGGCTGCTGATCTGCCGGGCTTGCTCCTGGGAGCGTTCCAGACGGTCATTGCGTGTTCCCGGCCGGGGGCGCCGGTGTATGTGGCGTACGCAGACAACGAGAATATCACTTTTCATGCAGCGATGACGGAGGCAGGGCTGCTGGTGCGTCAGCACCTTGTATGGGTCAAGCCCACCATGGTGCTGGGAGGATCGGACTATCAGTACCGGCATGAGCCGATCTGGCAGGCGCAGACCCCCGGTGAGCCTGATGAAGGGACCCCAGCGGGTCATGAAGGGGTAGCGTACGGCTTCACCCCTGGTGGGCAGGGCCGTTTGGGGCGTGGAGGCCCAAATTGGTTCGGGGACAATCGGGCGACCACGGTGTTTGAGGTGGCGAAGCCATCGGCGAACAGGGATCATCCGACGATGAAGCCGGTTGAGCTGATCGACCGGATGCTTGCGAATAGTCTCCGCCCGGGGGGACTTGTCCTCGATGTCTTCGGAGGGTCCGGATCGACATTGATCGCTGCCTATCACCGGAGGTCTAGGGCAGCGCTTGTGGAGCTCGATCCGCGATACGCGGATGCGATCTGTCGTCGATTCCAGGAGCACACGGGCGTCATGCCTGTGCGCCGAGCAGACGGTGTACCTGTCGATTTTTGCCGAGAGGAGCAGCAGTGAATGATCTGAGCTCCCAGGTGCGAGCGCTGCGCCTCGCGGGCCTGTCATTCGCTGATATAGCCGTTCAGCTGGGGCTACCAGATGAGGATGCGGCGGCGGCCGCATGTCCGTCCGTGCAAGACCCTCAAGGGGGGGGCGAGGCTGATCGCCTGCGCCTGGAGATTGCCCGCATCGACAGGTTGCACACGGCGTTGTGGCCGAAGGGCACCAAGGGGGACCTGGGTGCGGTTGATCGTCTGCTGCGCATCTCCGAGCGCCGCACCGCGTTGTGGGATCGACTCGACAACATCACACAAACCGCATCAAGCGGGAACATCACGCCGTTGCGGGCCGTCACGGTAGGGAGGTGGAAGGATGGAACAGGATAACACCGCAGCGCAGGAGTTTGCCCCTCCTGCTCGCCTGACCTCCGGCGCGGCCGAAGCCTGGGCTGAGATTACTGCCGCTCATGGTCGTCGGGCATCCCGCATCATCGGACCGGAGTTAGAGATCTACTGCGAAGCGATCGCCGCTGCCCGCGAGGCTCGCGCCCGCGTCGCGGCTGAGGGCATGATCGTCGCGGATCCTCGCGGGCTACCGATCCAACATCCGGCGCTCGCGGCCGCGCTCGCTGCGGAGAAGACAGTGGAGCGTCTGGCACCGCGCTTCCAGGTGCGCGTCGATAGGGGCGAACAGGGATACATGGTCCGGAAGACGCGCGCCTCGGTGCGCGGTGCGGGCCTGGACGACAAGCCGGAGTACTCCGGGATGATCGCCGCGGCCCTCACCCTCGCCGTCGTCATCGACCACGCGCAGGAGGAGGGCCACGACGCTCTGCGGCGCGCCGCGTTCGGCCCCATCCCCTCCTACATCAAGGCGATGAAGGACCTCGGGCTCGCGCCGCGCCTCGGTGTCGTCGAAGAATCCGACGCCCAGGACGCAGGAGCCGCGACCCCGGTGACGACCATCAGCGACTGGATGCAGCGGGAGGCTTAGAGTCATGCCCGACGTCCAGTACGGCCGCACGCAGCCCCGCCTCTGGACCAAGCCGCTACGGGAACTTACCCCGCAGACGTCAAGGGGCTACGAGGTCATCCGATTCGCCGAGGAGGTCCTCGGCATCGACTTGTACCCGTGGCAAAAATGGCTGCTCGTCCACGGCCTCGAACTTCTCCCCGACGATACGTACCGCTTCCGGCAGCTATTTATCCTCGTGGCCCGCCAGAACGGCAAGACCCTGCTGGCATCGGCGCTTGCAGCTTGGTGGCTGTTCGTAGAGTCACGACGCCGCCCGGACAAGGTCCCTCCGGTGCGGTTCAAAATCGTGGGGACCGCCCAGAACCTCGACATCGCCCGCGAACCGTGGGCGGCTGTCAAGGGGTGGTGCGACCCCGATCCGGAAACCCCCGAGGAAGCGGACCTCATCATCAAGATGCTGCAGCAGGAGACGGCGAAGGTCCGCGACACCAACGGTGACAACCGGATCATCGCTAGGAACCGCGCCCACTACGAGATCCGCGCGGTCTCCTCCGCGCGTGGGAAGCCCGCGGCCCGGGTCCTCATGGACGAGCTCCGCGAGCAGAAGAAATGGGCGGCCTGGAACTCCGTCGCGCCAACGAACAGATCGTTCTGGTCCGGACAGCTCTGGGGGTTCTCAAACGCCGGTGATTCAAAGTCGGTGGTACTCCTCGCACAAAGGCAGCGCGGACTGGAACTCATCGAGCAGTGGGACGCGCTCGTCGAGCGGGGCGGGATGTCGCCCGAGGAATACGCGGCCGATCCCGACCGGGACATCACGCGCGCACTCTTCGAGTGGTCAGCCGAAGATGACTGCGCTCTTGATGACGTCGGGGGCATCCTGCAGGCCAACCCGTCGATCGGGTACTCCAACATCACAGTCGCCCAGTGCCTAGCTGAGGCCCAGTCCTCGGACACCAACGAGGCCGGGTACCGCACGGAGGTCCTGTGCCAGTGGGTACAGGAGATGGCGAAGACCTACATCGAGCCCAAGACGTTCAAGCGGACGTCGGTTCCGGTGGAGGACGTCGAACAGTTGATCCCGCGCGGCGCCCGGACCGTGTGGGGCGTCGATACCTCACAGTCCCGGGAGATGACCTACGTCGCCGCAGCCCTGCGCCTGTCGGACGGGCGCCCGTTCGTCACGGTGTGGGCGCAGCGCGCTGGCATGATCTGGCTTCCCGACTACATGCAGGACCTCGCCGAGGAATCAGGCATGCGGGAGGTAGCCGTGCAGTCGAAGGGGTGCCCCGCGATGGAATTCGTGGCCCCCCTCGAGAAAGCCGGTCTCCAGGTCCACACGATCGACGGCTCCACCATCGGGATCGCTACCGGCAGGTTCAAGGACCGCGTGCGCGACGGGCAGCTGGTCACCACCGACCAGGACTCGCTTCGTCTGGCGATCGAGGGAGGGATGACCGCGAAGTACGCGGAGAACGACGCCTGGTCCAGGAACCGGTCGACAACCGACGTCGCTCCCGCGATCGCCGCGACCCTCGCCCTGTATGGCCTCGAAGTACTCGAGCCCGCGCCGCGCGAAACCGTGACCCCGCCACCGGCAGCAGCAGTACTCGCGCGCGCCGCCGGAGATCCGCTCGGTGGAGCCGACATCTCGACCATGCGCTTCTAGAAGAGAGGGGTGGTTCCCCAGTGACCCGTGAGATGGGGTACCAAGTCAACACGCTAGCGTCGTGGAGCGCGCTCGCGGCCGCGACCACGGAATCAAATCCGGATCTCGTGTGGCCTAAATCGGTGCCGGTGTACGACCAGATGCGTAAAGAGGAATCACAGGTGTCATCGGTTCTGCGGGCTGTGGCCTTGCCGGTGCGGTCGGCGGCGTGGGCGCTGGATCCGACGGGGTGCCGCCCCGAGGTCGTCGAGCATGTCTCGGCAGACTTGAACATCCCCGTGCGGGGCCAGGCGCGGCCCGTGCCGCTGCGCACGAGGGGCCGGTTCTCGTGGGCTGACCACTTGCGCCTTGCTCTCCTCGAACTGGTGTTTGGGCACTCGTTCTTCGAGCAGGTGTACCGGATCGACGACGCCGGGCTCGCGCATCTGGTGAAACTGGCATGGAGGCCGCCGCGGACGATCTCGAAGATCGACGTCGCCTCCGACGGCGGATTGGTTGCGATCGAGCAGTACTCGACGGCGCGCCCTGTGCGCATCCCCGTGAATCGGCTCGTCGCCTACGTCAACGAGCGCGAGGGCGGGGACTGGGTGGGACAGTCTCTCCTGCGGTCCGCGTATAAGAACTGGGTCCTCAAGGACCGGCTGCTGCGCATTCAGGCGCTTGTCGCAGAGCGCAACGGCCTGGGAGTGCCCGTGTACACGGGCGCGAAGCCCCCGGAGAACGCCACCTCGGACGAGGTGCAGCAGTGGATGGCCGCCGAGAAGGAGGCTGGCCTCCAGGTTGCGAAGTCGTTCCGCGCGGGCGAATCGGCCGGTGCATCGATTCCTGCGACATCCGACCTGACCCTGAAGGGTGTGACAGGAGACCTCCCGGACCTCAACGCGCCGATCCGCTACCAGGACGAGCAGATCGCGAGATCTGTCCTCGCGCACTTCCTGAACCTGGGGACCGAGACGGGTTCCTGGGCTCTTGGCTCAACGTTCGCGGACTTCTTCACACAATCCCTGAACGCCGTGTCGCAGCAGGTGTGCGACGTGACCCAGCAGCACGTCGTCGAGGATCTCGTCGACGTCAACTGGGGTGGTCGAGAGCCCGCGCCCCGACTGGTCGTCGAGACGATCGGCAAGGAACACCCGGCGACCGCCGAAGCGATCAAGCAACTCGTGGACGGCGGGATCATCACACCGGGCGAGGCTCTCGACTCCCACATGCGCACCCTGTACGGCCTCCCCATCGAAACAGCCCCAGCAAAGGAACCCCAGAATGCAAATGCATGAGCCGCAGGAGCGCCCTTGGGGGCGCATCGAAATCCCCCACTCCGCGAAAACCGAAGCCGGGGAGGAGCCCACATGCGCGGACGTCTACATCTACGGCGAGATCGGCGCCTGGGGCGACGTCGACGCCAAGGAATTCGCAGACCGCATCTCCGCCCTGGACGTGGACCGCCTCAACGTGTACATCAACAGCGTCGGCGGCGCCGCGTGGGACGGACTGGCCATCATGAACGCGCTACGGCGCCACAAGGCGACCGTGTACGCGACCGTCGACGCGCTCGCGGCCTCAGCGGCGTCCGTCATCACGATGGGAGCCGACCACATCACCATGAATCGCGGTAGCGAGATGATGATCCACGACGCCTCTGGGATCTGCGTCGGCAACGCCGCCGACATGCGGGAGATCGCCGACGTCCTCGACAAACTCTGCGACTCCTACGCCGACGCATACGCGGCGCGTGCGGGCGGCAACCGCGAGCACTGGCGTGGCGTCATGCGAGCCGAGACCTGGTACACGGCCGAGGAGGCCGTCCTCGCTGGCCTCGCTGACGAATGGGCGGACGCTCCCGCCGCCGCCGCATCAGCCACCGCATTCGACCTGAGCGGATTCCGCTACCAGGGCCGGGCGCACGCTCCGGCCCCCACCACGCTTCCGGCATCCGAGCCGGGGGAAATATCAAACCGAAAGGAGACAGGCATGGACAACAACACGCCTGGCCTCGTGGAGGAAATCTGCCAGCGGCTCGGCCTCACCGACGCCGCCGACGACTCCGCGATTCTCGCCGCTCTTGATGAGCGCCTTACGGCGCCTACCGAGGCGGCCCCCACTATCCCCGAGGGCACTGCCCTCGTCGACAAGACCCTCCTCGACCAGCTGAGGGCCGACGCCGCAGCTGGCCGCGAGGCCGCAACCGCGCTCGCGGCATCGCGCCGCGAGGACATGATCGGCTCGGCCATTAAGGCCGGGCGGATCGCGCCCTCCTCCCGCGCCGCGTGGATGGCACTGGCCGAGCGCGACGAGGACGCGGCGCGCGACCTGCTCGCTGCGATGCCTGAGAACACCATCCCCGTCGCTGAGATCGGAGTGACGTCCTGCGACGAGACCCAGACCGAGAGCGACAGGCTCTACGCGGCCGCGTGGGGCGGCTCCGAGAAGAAGGAGGCGTGAAATGGCGGTCTACCTGCCGAAGTACGTGCCGGGACAGGCGATCACACTGATTGCGGCCACCAAGATCACCGGCGGGACGCTCGTCGAGGTGTCCGCCGCCGGGAGTGTCGCCCCCGCGGGCGCCGACTCCGCGAAGGTTGTTGGAGTCGCGGGCTTCGACGCCGAGGTCGGTGATGCGGTGACCGTGTACCGGGGCGGCGTGCAGCGCCTCACCGCGGCTGGTGCGATTTCCGCTGGAGCCCAGGTGGCCGCCGCCGCTGGCGGCAAGGCCATCGCAACCGGCACGAACAAGATCGGCGTCGCCCTGACAGGCGCCGCGAACACCAACGACGTCGTCGACGTCGCCCTGTGACAAGGAGGATCAGATGCCGTCATACACCTACCCCATCCGTCAGACGGAGGGGAATCTGACGCCGGAGCAGGTCCACCTGCTCCTCGCCAACCCCACGGTGATCGCCCGCCGCATCGCGGAGCTCACCAACATGAAGTTCATTGCGGACTACCTTCTGTCCGGCAAGTACGACGCGACCGGCGGAGGAGTCTTCTACGAGACCGGGGAACCGGCTTTCGCGGACGATCAGCCGCAAGCGGTCGCCCCCGGTGCCGAGTACCCCAAGGCGGTCATGACCTCGGGGGAGATCGCGTCAGCCAAGACCGTGAAGTGGGGCCTGGAAACCGACGTCACGGACGAGCGCATCGCCCGCCAGGGCATGGATCCCGTGAACAAGGCGCTCGCGCGCCTCGCGAATACGGTCGTCCGCCACGTCGACTCCGTAGCGTGGGGGGTCATCACCTCCAAGGTGACCTCAACCAAGCAGTCGGCGGCGTGGACCGCGCCGTCGGCGATCATCGAGTCGATCCTCGCGATCCAGGACGAGCGCGCCGCACTCGGCACGGGCCTCAACCTCTCCACTGTCGTGCTTTCCGGAGCCCAGTACGCGAAGGTCATGGGTGTCCTCCTCGACAAGGGAGTCCTGCCCCGCGAGGATGCGAACCCCGTGCTGTCCGGCACCATGCCTGTCAACGCGTTCGGCGTGGACTGGGTGACAAGCCCTCACGTCACTGGCGCGGATCCGTGGCTGATCGACCGCGAACAGCTCGGCGGCGTCGGTGACGAGCGCCTGGGCTCCCCCGGATACACCACCGCATCCGGCACGACGATTGAGGTCCAGTCGATCCGCCACAAGGACGACAAGTATGAACTGCGGGCGCGGCGCGTCTGCGTTCCCGTCGTCGTCGAGCCCCTGGCGGGCGTCAAGATCACAGGGACGGGCCTCTGATGAGCGCCGCGTCCTACACCGTGGTCGGCCCGGTCGCCGTCGCCGCCCTCGCAGAGGGCGGCGAGCGGTACCTCTACCAGGGGGCGGTCCTGTCCGGGGACGAGTACGACGAGGCACATATTCAGCACCTGCTGGATAACCGCCTCATCGAGGAGTGCTCGGCACCCGCCGACGCAGAAAGCACCGAGCCCCCGAAGGACCCCGAGCCCCCGAAGGACCCCGCCGAAGGGGAGGCCGCAGGCGGCAAGAAGAAGTGAGAGGAGGCACGGGGTGATCACAGCGAACGATCTGGATATCCCGGACAAGGCGCTCGCGGCCCGCATCATGGCTCAGGCCCGTGCGATCGCTCCGTGCATCTCCTCCCTCACCGGGGACGCCAAGGACGAGGCAATCGCGCTGATCCAAGCCATCGCGAGGGACGCGGCGTCCGGGGGCGCTCGCGGCGTGGCATCACGGCAGGTGGGCACCGCCCGCCTGTCCTACAGGGATGTTGCGTCGTGGTTCACGGACGACGACCGTGCGGCGCTGCGCGCCCTGTGCGCGGCACCGGTGGCGGGAACGGGCCACCCAGTGGGAGCGTTCCCGGCTCCGGCGCGCGCCTACAAGGCGATCTGGCCGGAGGAGGGTGCGCCATGATGTACGGGTCGCGCCTGGTGCGCCAGCGCCCCAGGATGGTGGCGTCTCATCTGAATCCGGAGCGTCTGGTGCCCGCGTGGGACGACCCCGATGAGCTCGACGTCGTGGGTTTCTTGGACGCGGCGGCGACGTCCGAGGATCCGGACGTGTCCCGGGAGGAGGCCGTGTCGTCTGCGACCCTGTACGTCGATGACCCGGCGGCTGACATCCGCCGTGGGGACCGCATCACGGACGGCGTGAGGTCTTGGCGGGTCCAGGGCTTCCCCGCCGCGCCGATGAACCCGTTCGACGGGTGGCAGCCGTACCTGGTGGTCAACCTCCGCGAGGTCAGGGGGTGAAGGGTGTCCGACGATATCAGATTCAACCCGGGCTTCTTCGACTCGATTATGAAGTCCGCTGGGATCAAGGCGCTGACGGAATCGGCCGCGAAGCGAGTGCTGGCGCGGGCGCGGGAGACCGCGCCCGTCGACACGGGCGCATACCGCGACGGCCTGGCCCTCGACCACAAGGAGACCGCGTACCGCACCGTGGTGCGCGTGGTCGGCCACGACAAGAAGACCATGCTCGTGGAGTCGAAGACGGGGAACCTCGCGCGGGCGATGAGCGCGGCGAAGGGCGGTGCCTGAAATGCCAAGGATTGCCCCAGCGTCCGTGGACGAATGGCTGGTCCCGCACCTGCGGCACGCGCTGCGCGTGGAAGGGATCGACGCTCAGGTCGACGTCGTCGAGCCCCCCACGCTGGACGCTCCGCTCGCGCGCCCGCTCGTCGTCGTCCGCATGGACGGCGGCACCCAGTCATCGCCGTTGACGTTCTCCTGCCAGGTCGGGATCTCTGTCCTGGCGGGGGCCCGTCAGAACGACGCGCTCGCTCGCCGAGTCGCAAGCCTCGTGTACGCGGCTGCGACGGACATGGAGATCGTGTTCGCCTCGGGATCTCCGATTACGGCGGTCAACTACAGGGCGTGTACGACGCCCGTGGGCGTGTCCGACGACCAGGACGTCGCGCGCCGCTACATGACCGTCTCCTACATGGTGGTGGGCTCCTGGTAGCCGTGCCGCCAATCCTCTCACACGCCCCACAGCAGAGCCGTGGGGCTTTCCCATTCCCAGAAAGGATCACCCATGAGTCTCTACGACCCCTCGCAATTCGAAATCGACGACGTCGGAATCCCGATCACCGGGGTCGCGGCGTACGCCCCGGTCACCGAGGCCAACGTCATCAAGGACGAGGACCTCGGCAAAGCGACGCTGGCCCTGCCAGAGGCGTACCGCCGCCTCGGCCTGTACAAGGAGGACGGAGGCGTCGAAGAGGAACGCGACGACGACGACGCCATTGAACTGTTCCAGGAGGGCTACAAGCTCGCCGGCAAATCCACGACCTCGGTGAAGATCGGCCTCGCTGAGGACAACGAGAACGTTAACCGACTTATCGACGGCATCGAGCCCAACGAGCATGGCGTCGTGTATGTCCCATCGTCGCTCCCGTCGAACACGATCCTTCTGTTCGTCGCGACGAAGTACAAGAGCGGCCGCGAACTGCGCCGCTTGGGAGTCGCCCGCATATCGGCTGTAGAGGTCGATCAGGAGGAGCGCGGGTCGGTTAAGGCCAAGACCGTGACCTTCGAGTGGGTGCCCTCGCCCCTCATCGGTGGATCCCCGTACAAGAAGTGGCTGGGAATCCCCGGCGGTGTCACCGTCGCGGTTGCGCCGAAGACCGCGACGGTCAAGGCCAATCAGACCGTGAAACTGACCGCGACGGTCACGCCCTCGGGACGACAGGTCACGTGGGAGTCTTCTAAGCCGGAGGTCGCTCGCGTGGATTCGACCGGTGTTGTCACCGGCGTTAAGGCGGACGCGTCGGCCGTGACGATCACGGCCTCGTCCGGAGGCGCGTCCGACACCGCTCAGGTCACTGTGACCGCCTGAAGCCCAACCGAGCAGCTGGGTGGGAGAAGAGCCCGGGGGTGCCTCTCCCGCCCAGCAACCCCCCCACACCCCCACCTCCTGAAAGGACCAGCCCGTGTACGAGCTCACCGACGCCCACGCTGACGGCACCTACGACTTCGACTCGTGGAACGACACTGCCGAGGACGGTGCCCTCCGCGAACTCGCAGCCGCCCAGAGAATCAAGTACATCATCAGCCGCGACGGCACCTTCGTCGCGCGGTTCCCAGATGGGCGCATCATCCATACGCCCCTCCACCTCTCCGTCGAGACGATCGACACGGTCAACGGCCTGGGCGACAAGCCCGAGGCCGACCAGATTCGCACTCTGCTCGAGCTCCTCGGCCAGGACGAGGACCTCGAGTATCTCAAGAAGGCCGATCTCATCTCGGTCGCCGACTATGCCGGGAAGTACTTCCGAGCGTTCGAGCGGCTCTCCCAGATGACCCTGGGGGAATCGCAGGGCTGACCCAGCTCGCCAAGGACCACCCCGTGACCTTGCCCGCCACACTGCGGGCACGGTACGGGGTGTCCTGGTGGCAGGCCGGGCAGCCCCACTTCCCCTGGCCTGAGGTCCGCGCTCTCGTACTTGACGCGCTCGCGGACCCATCTACATCGCTCGGCGCAGAAGCCGCGGGCTGGGAGTACCCCGCCCGACTGGTTGACCTCGTGCAGGTCCAGGCCCTGACCGGCGACCAGGCCAGCAAGGTTATGCCCTACAAGAACACGACCGCCACAGGCACCGAGCGGATCACGGACGACGAGATCACTCGCGCGCAGGCCGAGCTCGCGGAGTCGATCATCATCAGCGGCTAAGCACACACAACTGCATAAGGGGGTCCCGCATGTCGGCGGAAGTCGGATCGGCACACATCGCCATTTTCCCCGTCATGCGGGGCTTCAAGAAAGCGGTAGCCGCCGAGGTGAAGGGCTCCGCGTCCGAGGGACGGATAGGGTTCCAGAGAGCCTTCTCCGGCGCTGGCCAGGCCATCGGACAGCGCCTCGGCCGCGAGACCGCCGCAGGCTTCAAGCAGGCAACGGGCTCGATGGGCGGTGACGGACTCCGCAAGCTGCGCACCGACGTCGCCGCCGCATCCCGCGCCCTCGCCTCCGCGCGGCTCAAGCAGCAGGACTCAGCGGGTAAGACACGCATCGCGGAGACCCAACTTGCCGAGGCCCAGGCGAAGTACGCTGCCGGGTCCTCCCAAGTGGTGCGCGCAGAAGAGCGCCTCGCCTCAGCGCGCCGACGCCAGGCCGCCGAGGCCGAAGCGGTTAGCGCCGCAACCGGCCGCCTCAAGTCTGCGCAGGCCGCCCTCGCAGCCGCGCAGTCCCAGGCCGCAGCCGCGGCAACAGCGCATGTGACGCGCCTGCAGGCCCTCAAGGGCGCGGCCACCAACGTCGCGAGCTCCGTCGGGCGATTCCGCGACGGATTCACATCCTCTGCCGCCGCAGCCTCGGTGTTCTCCGGGCGCATGGGCACCCTCGGTGGGCAGACCCGCCAGGCCCTTGCGCCCGCCGAGGCAGCCGTCGCCCGTGTTGCCGTTGCTCTGAGAGGCGCTGGCGCGCGCGCGTTCACCCCCCTCGTGGCAGGAGTTGCGCGATTCCGAGACGGCATGGTCTCAGCCGCGACATCCGCCGCGGGCTTCATCGGAAGAATTACCTCATTCGGTGGCCTCACCGCGAAGATCACCGCACCCATCCAACGGATTGCCCCGGCAGTGGCGTCCGCGCTCGCGGGCGTTGCGGGCCGGGCAGCGTCGGCGTTCTCCGCGATCGCCCCGGCTATCGGACCGGCGATGTCCGGCCTGGCTGGCGCTGTGGGGGCAGGCATGGCTGGGGTGACGCGCGCAGTGGTGTCGGGAGCGTCATCGATGGCGTCGACGATCTCCAGCGTTGCGAAAGCCGGCGCCGCGACGCTGGTCGCGGCGTTTGCCGCCGCGGCGACGGTGATCGCATCGCAGCTCGGGTCTGCAGTGTCCCGTGTGGACACCCTGAATAGCTTCCCGAAGGTCATGGCGAATCTCGGATACTCGGCGGACGACGCGCGCGCATCGGTGTCGCGTATGGCCGACGGTATCAAGGGGCTGCCGACGCGCCTCGATGACATCGCGTCGACGACGCAGCAGCTCGCGCCGCTCACGAAGTCCCTCGGGGACGCGACCGAGTTGTCGCTGGCGCTCAATAACGCGCTGCTGGCAGGCGGGAAGGGCGGCGCGGAGGCCTCGCGGGCCATGATCCAGTACACGCAGATGCTCGGGAAGGGAAAGGTCGATCTGCAGTCGTGGAGGACGCTGCAGGAGGTTATGCCCGGACAGCTGGGGCAGATCGCGCAGGCGCTTCTAGGGCCGACCGCGAACACGATGGCCCTGTATGAGGCCATGAGAGACGGGAAAGTCTCATTCGACGATTTCAATAACGCGATAATGCGGCTGAATAACGAGGGGATAAACGGATTCGCCTCATTCGCGCAACAGGCGAAGGATGCCACGGCTGGAATAAAAACAGCATTTACGAATGTGGGAACTGCGGTTAGCCGCAATATTGCGAACATTATTCAGGCGATTGGTGCAGACCGCATTTCTGGTGCTATCAACTCAATTGGTGGAGCAATTGACGCGGTTGGGAACAAAATAGTTGGACTAATCCAGGCATTCCAGGGAGGGGGCTTCTCGCAATTCACAGGGGCGATGCAGGGTCTGATACCGGTTGTCGCTGGCGTGGTCGGGGCATTCGCTCCGCTGCTGTCGAAGATCCCGATTCTAGGGGCGGGTTTCGCTGGCCTCACGGGCCCGATAGGGATCGCTCTGGGGGCGCTCGCGGGGTTCGCAGCGACGAGCAAGCCCTTCCAAGACGCGCTGTCAAATATCGCCAGTGTCCTGGCGGACTCCTTCGGGTCCGTGATGGTCAATCTCGCCCCAGCGTTCGAGCAGCTTGGGACGATGCTCGGCATGATGGGACAGGTCGTCGGAGGGTCGCTGGCGAGCGCATTTAACGCGCTGGCACCCGTGCTGGGGTTGATCGCCCAGCACTTCATTGCGCTCGTCAACGGCGTGATGCCCTCACTGATCCCCCTGATGTCGAGCCTTGCGGGCGTGATCTCGCAGGTGATCGGCGTGGTGGCGGACGTTGTAGCGGCGGTGCTCCCGCAAGTGTCGGCGCTGCTGCTGCAGATGATGCCGCTCATCACCCAGATGGTCGCTGACCTGCTCCCGCAACTACTGCCGATCATCACGCAGATCGGCGCGCTCATCCAGGCTCTGCTGCCGGTCCTGATCCAAGTAGTGAGCGCGGTACTGCCGCCGATCATTGCGATCATCTCGGCTCTGTTGCCGGTCCTGATCCAAGTGGTGAGCGCAGTATTGCCGCTCGTGATCCCTGTGATCACGCAGATAGCGGAGGTGATCGCGCAGCTCGCGCCGATCCTCACGCAGCTGGTATCCGCGCTGCTCCCGCCGATCATGGAAATCGTGACCGCTCTGGTCCCGGTCTTCATGCAGGTAGTGAGCGCGGTAATGCAGATCGTTTCGGCGGTACTGCCACTGCTGCCTCCGCTGGTGCAGCTGATCGGTGCTATTCTTCCTCCGCTGGTGAGCCTGTTCTCGGCGGTGATTGGACCGGTGATCACGCTGGCCGGTCAGATCATCGGCAACCTGGTGCCGGTCATCACCAGCTTGATCGGAGTTATCCAGGGCCTGATTGATTTCGTGACAGGAGTGTTCACTGGAAACTGGACAATGGCGTGGGATGGCGTCAAGTCCATTTTCAGTAATGCTGTGAGTGCTATTTCGGGGCTTGTCACGGGCACCTTGAAATCCGTCTTCACGGGTATTCCGAGCATGATTAAGGGAGTGTTCGCTGGGGCTGGGTCGTGGCTCCTCGACGCGGGCAGGAAAATCATTCAGGGCCTTATCGACGGCATCAAGGGGATGATCAGCTCCGTGCAGGGCGCGTTATCCTCGCTCACCAATCTCATCCCGTCGTGGAAAGGGCCGGAAGAGCGAGACCGTGTGCTGCTCCGGCCTGCAGGTCGGTTGATCATGCAGGGCCTCGAGGAGGGGCTGGCGGACCGGTACGCGCAGGTCAGAGCGACCCTCACAGGATTCACGGATTCACTTGCCGGGACGCGCCCGACGACGGTGCCAACCGCTGGTGGCCCGGCGGCCCTGCCGGGCGCGAGTTCGGGCGTGGGCTTGGCGGACGCCCTGGCGTCGGCGATTATTCAGGCTCTCGGAAGCGCGTCGATTTCCCTCGAGGTCCACGACGTCGACGACGTCCTGATGGGGTCGATGGACGCCCGGGTCGTGGCGTCGCTGCGCGAGCAGTCGCGCCGCCGCGGACTGTACCGGTAGACGGGGAGGAGGACGCATGCTCACATGCGAGGTCAAGGCGTACGCAGGACCGTCTGACGCCCCGTGCGCCGCCGTCATCATCCGGGGAGTGAAGGACGCGCTGGTGCGCGTCTGCCGCATCGTCGGGGACACCGAGCAGACGGTGCGCGGGGGACGGGCGATGCGCGTGTACGGCGAGGGCTTCCTCGTCGACTACGACGTGCCGCTGAGTCGCCAGGTCCGGTACAGGGTGACTGCGGGCTCCGAGACTGCGGAGGCCACGTACAGGGTCGAGTCGCCAAGGGGGTGGGGGTGGATCACAGACCCCTACGACCCGGCCAGGGCTCTCTCCGTCGCTCTTGATGACACGTCGGGCGCGCAGATCATCCTGCGTGCCGGGGCGCTCGCGGCCGACAGCCGCGCGGCCACGGTCGAGACCGTGGACATCATTGGATCGTCCTACCCGGTCGCTGTCGGCATGCGCCGGTCGAGGCCGTCGGGCATCCAGCTCGAACTGGCCACCGTGACCAGGGGCGCGTCCGAGGCTGCCGCGCAGATCTTGGACTCCTCGATCCTCATCGTCCGCATGCCGGAGGACATGCCGTCCCTCGAACCCGTGTCATTCCTTGCGATCCCGGATCTGTCAGCGTCGTATCCGCGGCGTCGGAGCGGACAAGTAGGGCTCGTCCTATGGTCGGGCACTGCACGCCTCGTGCGCCCGGTCTCCCACGCAGTGGCGTGGGAGAGATGGACGATGGATGCGGTCGAGGATCTGTGGAAGAAACTCACCTTGACGCGGGTGGAATCGATGGCTTGGGGGAAGGGCCTGTCGATGGCCGACGTCGAACGCGATCCGAAGATGGGGGGACTGCTGTGATCACACTGAGCGAGGACGTCCTAGAGGCGCTCACGGGGTCGCGTGAGGGCGAGAAGATCGAGGCGTCTGCCTGGTACGGCGGGCGTCTAGTCGCGCAGGATCTCGTCGCGTCGTCCTGGTCGATGACGGACGATGCGACCAGGCAGGTGCGGCGCGAGCTGAGCCTGCAGATCGAGGACCCGGAAGGGGACCTCATCCCCCTGGGCTACGAGGACCCGCTGTCCGCGTGCGGACAGCGCCTCGCTATCAGCCACATTATGCCCGGCGGCAAACGCGTGGAGCTCGGAATGTTCCTGATCACCAAATCAAGGCCAGCGGCGTCCTGGGCGGTGTCCCAGCGCGGCGCGGATCGCCAGCTCATCTGCGCGGGCGCGTCGATCACTGTCACTGCTGCGGACCTGACCGCCGTCGTGAAAGCCGATGGGCTCGCGGCCCCGCAATCCCCACCGGGATCCGTGAGCGCCGTGAGCGAGATCCAAAGACTGCTGTCGGGGATCGTCCCCGTCGTCATCGGCAAGGGCGTCGACGTGGACCGCCGCGTCTCTCCTCTCATGGTGTACGACAAGGGCCAAGGGGCCCGCATGGACGCGGCGGAGGACCTGGCGGACACGCTCGGCGCGGTCATCCGCATGGGCCCCGACGGCGCGGCGTATGTCGAAGTCCCGGGCACAGACCCCGTGTGGACTATCAACGGCGGCGACGACGGAGTACTCATCGGCGTCGACTTCGAGCACTCGATCGACAAGCTCTACAACGAGTGTGTTTCTTCGTCATCGGGCGGCAACGCGGAGATCATGGGCTCCTACCGGATCGAAACCGGGCCCCTGCGCTGGGGCGGCCCGCTCGGACGCCGCATCGTATTCCACGACAACCCGGCGACCACCAGCGTCGAGCAGGCCGTAGCCGATGCACGCACCGTCCTCACCACCAAGATCGCGAAACGAGCGCTACCCATCACGGTGCAGTGCCTGAACCACCCGGGCCTGCAATCCTCTGACCCTGTGCGCATCGAGATGCCGACCTGCCACGGCTTCCGCGCCGTCACTGGAGCCGTCGCCTCGATCAGTCGCAGGGGAACCGCCGCTGGCGTCTCCCAGATGGAGGTGGTCGTCAACGTGGCGATGGACGATTTCGTGGAGGCAATCCGTGGATGAGCTCGCCTCGATGATCTCCGCCGAGGGAATCTCGGCGGGCACGCGCACCATGCTCGGAACCGTGAAGAACCGCGCAGACGGAGGGCCGGTCGTAACCGTCGGAGGCTCCCCCATCAAAGCCCGCTGGCTGTCCGGAACCGTCGTCAACGACGGCGACACCGTGCTCGTGCAAATCACCAACGACGCGGGCGGACAACGCACGAGCCTCGTCCTAGGCCGAGTCTTAGACACCCCCACCCCAGCGGTGGGAACCGTGACCAAAACCCCGTCAGGTGCTAAGACGATCACTGTGCGAGCCGAATGGCTCGGCGAACTCGAGGCCGCCTACCTCACCACCTACACGCCCGCAGTCGGCGACCAGGTGATGCTGATCTGGCACGGATCCACACCTATCGCGATGGGAAAGCGCTCCGCACCACCGCCAGCGGAATCCCAATGGCCCGTACCAATAGCGGAGACGCGTCCCGGATTCATCACAATCCGCGCCATCGACTCCGCCACCTGGGACGCGCGCCAAGGGAACACCTGGGACGCATACAAGGGAGCCTCCGTGTATCAGGGCACTTCGGATACGCGGCCGCCGTATCTCGGTACGTGGTGGTACGGGCATGGTGCCGCGATCCTCGCGGGCCGTAGAGTTACTAGCCTCCGTATCCGTCTCGCCCGCCGCAAACCCCAGATCGGACCAGCATCCTCCGCGATCGAATTCCGGCTTGCCCCCCACGGCCTCATGGACCGGGCCAGCGGGCGGCCAACGGCGCTCGCGGACGCGGTGGTGGCGACTGTGCCGCCGAACGCGGGCGGCACGTGGCACGACCTCCCGACGGCCTGGGGGCCGCTCCTGGCGGCCGGGGGCGGGATCTTTATGTCGGGCGCCGCGTATGGCGGCGTGGACGGCGTCGATGCCGACCCGGAATCGGGTCTGCTCGAGGCCGCGTGGGAATAGACCGAAAGGATGATGACTATGGTCACGATGCGGCCGAATGGGGCTGTCACCCCGGATGGTGGGGATCCGCCCAGGCTCACGAAGTATTTTATGGATCTGGGGTTGACGTCGAATCGCATGCTCGCGGCGTCGTCGCAGGCGCAGGCCGACAACATGGTCGAGGCAATGCGGTCGACTGGGTATCCGGCGTCCACCCAGCGTCCTCTCTACGTTTTTCGTACGGATCTGGGCGGTCTTACCGCTCACGACGGTACGCGGTGGACGAATCTGGTGGCGCAGGAGTCGTTGAAGGGGAAGATCACGCCAGCGAGTGGGTGGATGTGCGCCATCGAGGGCGGCCTGCGCACGGGACGCTTGTGCACCGCGATGATTGTGTTCTCGCCCGCCGCCGCGACCTGGTTCTACAAGGACTCCCCGCAGACGGTGGGAGCGCTACCGGAAGAGCTCTCATCGGTGTCGGGCGCGCGTTTCACGCTCCCCGGCGAGCCCGCGATGTACCTGAGTATCGACAATCGCAGTCTGACGCTGACAACGACGGCCAACAAAATTGTCTATCCCCAGTGGATTGGGGCATCGATGGTCTGGCACATCTGATGCTCCAGGAGCGGTCGATCGCGCCGTCCACAGGATAAGGGGTGGCGGCAGGCCGTTGTCAACCATGTCGTTGTATGTGGCACTGAATTTCAGTTTCAGAAACTGACCCCACCTTCACCTAACTGTCCGAAAATTCTGGGCAGTTCACCACAGGCCCCTGAGCTCTCCGGCTCGGGGGCTTTCTCACACCCACAGAAAGGGATACATCATGTCTAGTCCGATCATGCCCTCGTCCGCTGACGAGGAGCGCGAGCTCATGCAACGCCTCACTGAGCGAAACGAGACCCAGCCGCCCGGCGAGACCACCGCGGACGGGGACGGTGGTGCGCAATGAGCTGCTCCCCCAACGACCCCCGCGTCGTGAGCGCGGTCGACACGGCCGTGCGCGCCATGCTCGGCGAGGCCGGCCATGTCGGCGGGAACAAATACTGGGATGCCATCGGCAGGTCTGATTTCCGAGGCAGCGCGTGGTGCGGGGCTTTCCAGGTCTGGGGGTTCCTCCAGGCAGGCGTCAACCTCATGAACGCCGCGTGGTGGCTGTACGTCCCCTACATCAAGACCTTCGCCGAGCGGATCGGTGCCTGGCGCGACGAGTCAGGCTACGGCCGCCAGGTGATCTATGAGTGGCACGGCGATGGAATCGCCGACCACGTCGGCGATTCCTGGCCCGACCCCGCTGCAGATCTCTTCCGCGCCATCGAGGGCAACACGTCGATGGGCGGATCCCAGGACAACGGCAACGGCGTCCTGGTCAAGTACAGGGAAGAGGCGGACATCCTCGGCTGGGTCGACATGCATGTCGTCCTCGCCTGGATGATCGACAACGGCAAGTGGGACGGCGGAGGCTCCTACGGGACGTCGACCGAGTCCGGGTACACGAGCATCGAGGCGCTGCAGCGCGCCGTCGGCGCCGCCGCTGACAACGTGTGCGGGCCCGACACCCAGGCCCGCGTCCTCGCCGTCGCCTCCGCCTCCGAATGGGGCGGCATCACATTCCCCATGGGCGTCGAGTTCACCCAGAGCGTGGTCGGGACCGATCCCGACGGCATCTGGGGCCCCGCCTCCGAGGCCGCGCACGACCGCACCGTCGAGGCCATCCAGGCCGCCGTCGGAGCCGTCGTCGACGGTGTCTATGGGCCCGCCACCAACGCCGCCGTCAGCATCGCGCTGGCGGGAGCCGAGAAGCCCTGAGAGAAGAGGAAACCTTCATGGACATCAACAAACTGCTGCTGGGTTTGCACACGGACCCGTTCATCATCACCGTGTGGGCGGGCCTGCTCTGGCCGCTCATCCAGGCCAGCCTGGACAAACCGTGGTGGACACGTCGCCGCCGGGTCACTGTCGTCGTCGTCATCGGCGTGATCGTAACCGCCGCGGTCTGGGTGTCCGGGCACTACCCGGCCACCTGGCAAATGCTCCTCACCCAACTATCGATGTTCCTGGGCGTCGCCTGGTCCGTGTACCAGGTGATGTCCGTGATCCGCATTAACGGCCACACCCTCATCGAGTGGATCGGCTACACGACCCCTGGCGGCGAGACGATCGCTGACATCAAGGGTGAAGCTGAGGGGCGCAGTCAGGAGGACAGTGGTGCCGTGGGTGCAGCTTGATAACGTCGTCGTCGGCGCGCTCATCGGGCTGGGCGGAATCGTCTGTGGCAACCTCATCAGCGGGTGGTCGCAGCGGCGCGTCGAGCACGAGCGCTCGCGTCTAGCGGAGCTGACTCTTGCGTTCGACGCGATGAAAACGGAACTTGAACGTCTGACCCTCAAGGTCGATCGGCTTGAGAAGGATCTTGAGGCGGCAACGGCTGATCTTGATCAGACGCGGGTACGCTATCGGGCGGCGCTCGGCTGGGGGCACAAGCTCCAGCGCATCATTGAGGATCTTCTTCTGACTCTTCCGGAGGGGACGACGCTTCCGCTCATCCCGGATCCTCCGAGCGAAATCAAGTCCGACATCTGATGAGGATGCCAACGAGGCCCCACCACCCATAGCGGGTGGTGGGGCCTCATCTCGTTATTCAGGGTGGTCCGCATACCGCTGTCGCTGTGTGTGGCTGACGGCGCGGAAGGTGTCGGAGGTGCGGGCGTTGGCAGCGGCTTGGGGGTCGCGGACTTGGGCGAGGCGTGCGAGGGCTTCGGGTGTGGAGGAGCTGCGGCTGATGCGCTCGCGCACGCTGGCGGCGGCGAGCTTCGTCGAGCGTGGGAGCTCGTAGGTGTCGCGGTATTCGGCGGCGGTCATGCCGTGTGCGAGGTACACGTGCGCGGCGAGGCTCAGGTATGCGCCGCCACACTCGTGGCAGATGAGCCGTCCATCAGCGTCCTCGGTGAGACGTCCGTATACGCCAGCGCCGACGGGCTGACCGGCGCGCGAAACCACGTCAGCGTGCGGGCCGCGCTGGCGCTTATAGTGCATGAGGCAGAGGCCATGCGAGACGGCATCGCGCTCGCACCCTGCCTCGGAGCAAGGGTGGGGGTCGGATCCCTGTGCGCGTATCCACCGCCGCTGCGCCGCCCAGTCCTTGACGGCGGCAGCATTCCACCAGTAGGCGTGTCCGACACGCACGGGCCGCAGGCCCTCGCGCCGCATTGTCTTGCCGAGCTCGCGTGGGTCGCGCTTAACGCCGATGAGGGCGGGCACCTCAGGGGTGGGCAGGTAGCCGCGCTCGCGGGCTTCGTCGGCGCTCATCGTGCCGTCGACGAATTGCTTCATAGCGTGTCTCCTTGTGCGGTGAAGGCCCCCACCACCCGAGCCCGGGTGGTGGGGGCCTTCCTTGTTTGTCAGGCCTCGGCGGGAGATACCACTCCGATTCCGGGGTCGAAGTCCCAGTGGTAGCTAGAGCCCCCGCAGTTCGCGAGCCAGTAGTTGAACTCGGAGTCGAGGGCGAGAAGGAAGCCCTGCCGAATCATCCTGATGACCCACTTGAAGTCGTCGAGCTCGACAACCTCACGCGGGGTCGGGTAGAAGTGAACCGTCATCGGGTCGAGGCCTTCGCCGTCAACGCGGGCGATTTCGCGCCCGTTGTAGGCGATAGCCACGAAGAACCCCTCTGTGGGGCGTGCCGGGCCGACGAACGCCCAGCCGGGGCAGCCGGGGATATCGACGATGTCGCAGGTGGTCCATGCCTTGGTGGCGGCTGCGGTGAACGCTTGGGTGGCGGCGTGCATGTCCATGTTTCTGTCTCCTTTTGAGGTTCGGGGGGCTTGTTCCCTCCCGATGCCTCCACTATACACCGTCGGCGGCGTAAGGTGCAAGCGGGAGAGAATGTGGTACTGGTTACTTGGTGAGGTCGGTGCGGGCGCCCTGCCCCGGGCGGCTCCGCGCCCACTGGTCGATCGTCTCGGGCAGCCAGCCGCGCAGCTCGCCGCTCGCGGTGACGATCGCCGCGTCTGGCTCAGGCAGCAGGCCCTTGGCGAGGTAGGACCTGATCGTGTTGACGCTCAGGCCCACACGCGCGGCGAAAGCCTGAGCGCCCAGGTACTCGGTAGTCATGATTCTTGTCCTCAGTCGTAGGGGGTGACGATCTGGACGGGGATGCCCTGATCGGAGAGGAGCTGGTATGCGCGCCCGACGCAGGCACGGTACGAGGGTAGGGGGAGCCGTCTTGCCCATCGTGTGCTCTGACGATAGGTGAAAATGTCCTGGTACGTGATGAGCGCTGTCGGCAGCGCTCGCGCGCCCTTGTTCTCGTCGTCCGCGCTCTCGGTGAGCTCGTTGACGCAGTCGAGGGCTGCGTCTTCGATCTCGCCGAGGAGCATGTGAATGCTGATCGGATCCCTCGGTTCACTCTTACCGATTTCCCAGGAGCGGATCACGCCCTCGTTGACGTCCAGGAGAACGCCGAGGTCAGCGCGGGAAAGGCCGAGGGCCTCTCTTCGGCATCTCAGCCCGGCGGGGGTGAGGGGAAGCATGGTCATATGAATTTCCTTTTGTGCTGGGCGGCCCAAGCTGATTTTCAGCTTGGGCCGCCTGAAGGTCACAGGTTATCGATTCCGATGTGGAGGACGAGCTTCGCGATCTCCTCGGGGGCTGCGGCCATGATCATGTCGACGGTCGCACCCTCGCGGATCAGGCCGATCCGCACCGCGATTTCCTCGGTGCGAACATGATGCCCGCCCACGATGGCGCACTTAACGCGCGCCTCATCATTGGCGAAATCGCCCTCGTAAGGGAGGGGCTGTGCGGCGGCGATGGTCTCGCGGAGCCATTCGCGATCCTCGGCAGTAAGGCGCTCGGCAGCCTGGGCATAGAGGGCGCTGTCCGCAATGCGCTGCGCTTCACGCTGCGCATCGTGAGCCTTCGCGAGTGCTTCGCGCTGAGCTTCGGTCATCTTGCGGGCCATGATGTTTTCTCCTTCTGAGGTTCGGGGGGCTTGTTCCCTCCCGATGACTTAACTATACATTGTGCGCGACGTATAGTGCAACCTGGAATGAATGTGATCTACAAAACAGTGAGTAGCTAGGCGGCAGCTCGCACGGCGCTAATGAGGGCGTCGTCCGGCAGACGCACATACCGGCGCGTCGTCTCGGGGCGAGCGTGTCCGAGTACTGCGCCCACGGCGAGTAGGTCTCGCGTGCCGGCGTACATAGCGGTTCCGCAGCGGTGCCGGAGGGTGTGCCCGGTCCAACCGGCGGGGAGTGCGCGCGCGAGCCTTTTTGAGACGTAGCCAGCCGAGAGGTGCCCGCCGTCTTGACCGGGAAACAGAAAGCCGTCGCAGGAAGAAAGGGCGCGGCGCAGGTCCATGCGGACGATCGGGACGTAGCGGGTTTTTTCTCCCTTGCCAGTGACGTAGAGGCCACTCCCGTCCCAGTCGCGGGAGTGGACGCGCGCGATCTCCATGCAGCGCAGGCCCGCGTAAGCGCCGAGGAGAATCATCGTGCGGTCGCGCTCATCAGCCCGAGCGAGCGCGTCGTGGAGCACGTCGTCAGGGACGGGCCGGGCGACACCGGCGGGCACGCGCACGGCCGCCAGCCCATGAGCGGGGTCGGCAGGGATGAAGCCTGCTCCGTGAGCCCAGCGGAAAAAGGCCGCGACAGACCCGCGCACGCTCTTGCGCGTCTCAGGTTTCCATGACCCTGCGGAGAGCACATACCGCAGGTCAGTCGAGGTCACGGAGGCGGGGCCATCGGGGCATTCGCGGATGACCTTCTGTAGATGGCAGATGTAGAGCCGGATAGTTCGCGGCGATCGGCCAGCGGCTTGCATGGCGGTCGTCCAGTCTGCGACGGCCGTGTCCCAGTCCAAGAAGTGTGTCAT